TTCTGGATACTTAGTAAATGCAACAATTGCGCCAAATTTCTTGCTCTCGTCATGGTATGTAATAGCCACACCACCTCTTAGGGGTGTCGACAATGACGGAAATACCTTGTGCCCATCCTCTTCATAATGGAGTACCTTGAAATGCTCATCTTTCAGCATCTTCTCATTCCATGCCTTCGGTGTGGAACCCGCATTAAACAAAAATCTTGCAGGATGAACAAGTTCTACCTTCTCTGCGACCTTGAATGCCTCATTCATAAATTTGTCATAGACTGGCGGCGCATAATTCTTTAAAGAGCCATCAGAATTTTCTGAAAGCTGCTCTTCTTGATACGGCGGATTCCCGATTACATAATCAAACAGTTTCTTTCCCATAACTCACATCTCCTTCAGTTTTTTGAAAAGCATGGAGTTTTTGCTTCTCCAGTCAAATATCCTGCACGGTACGGCTTCCGGCTCATCGTCTTTTTCGTCACCCATATCCCCGAACATATCAAAGAGCGTGATCTGACGAAACTCTTCATATGGCTTTCCGAGCGGAACGGTGTCTTTCAGCCCGTCCATCTGCCAAATGTTCCAGGCGATCTTGTTCGCCATCTGCCGCAGGAGCTTGTCGTCCGGTTGTCGCTCCCAGCGCTCCTCGTAGTATTCCGTAAAGGTCAGCAGCAGATTGATTCGCGCGATCAGAACATTGTCGCCCTGATACTCATAGCCGTAGCAGGCCTCAATTGCCCGGAGCGTCCATTTCAGCCACTCGTCATGGCCCTCCGTATTCTCGTTCACAATGCGCAGCTTTCGGTCAAGCATCCCGATGCGCCGCACGGGCGGGACGATCAGCTCTCCCGTTGATACATCATACCGGGAAACCAGGTACGGAGCCTCGCCGCAGGTGATCTCAAGCCGGCGGGAGTCCACATAGTGCTGCCACTTCTTTTTTTTCGGGAATTCGATCTTCCCCTCCGACACCGTCCAGGTATGGTCGCTGTTTTCCGTGTTAAACACGCCGCTCCGGCCGAACCAGTCCTCATCGCAATGATTGTTCATCTGATTGCAAAGCCATGCAGGCGTAAACACCTCCGCTTTCTTCCGCGTCCGCTGCGCCTGCGCCTCCTGTGACTTCTGGATGCGGGGGCGGATAAGATCGGTTCGGCGCAGGATGGCGTTCGCGTCCAGCTGCACCTTGTCCGTGAATTCTTCACCAAACTCCGCATAAGTGTCGGTCGCCCATATGATATTCTTTTTCGTCGTTTTATCTTGAAGCAGCACATCCAGCACTTGCATGACCGGGTAGCTGCTGATGTCGATCAGTTTTTCCACAGGAGAACCCCCCTCCTTTTATGCATTCTTCTCTTTATCCTGTTGGAGGGGAATTCGCTCCATAATGTCTTCGATATTGCAATCAAGGGCTTCACAAATCCGGAGCAGGACATCTGTTGTGACATTTTCACAACGACCCATTTTTGCAATTGAAGCAGCGGAAACATCGCTTATTTCTTGCAGCTCTCCTTTTTTCATGTTGCGATCGATCAGCATTTTCCAAAGTCGGTTATAAGAAAATTCGGACTTAAATTCTTTTTTACGCTTGCTCTGTTTCATCTTGTCTCTCCTTGTTCCATGCCCATCCGAAAAGCTCATTGCCTCCTGGAGATAATTGCAGCACGGCGTTTTCTTCCACTAATTTACGGGTCTCCTCATCATAAGCATCAAGGGTATCATACGCCATAAACACCTGTTTGTTCTGATCCTTTTGATTGTGGTACACCCTAATAATAGCAGAGAATACCGCTCTCTCTATGTTCTTAAGCAGCACGGAATCGTGAACCACAAACGGAACGGGGGCAACGGCCATGTTGGCAAGGTCAAAGGTAATGAGACCGCGGTACTGCGCTCCGGTACCTCCGTCGTTTGGTGTGTTGAATGCGTACTTGTTCAGCTTTTCAAGCCTGAGGACAGGCGGCATATGAGTTGCATCGCCTAAAATCTCCAGGGTTATTCTGCCCATCTCCTGATTAATAGTACTTTCAATAGCGAGAAGTTCGTCCGCTATTATAGTATCCCTTGTTGCGGCGTAATCGGCAGCAACCCGCTTCAAACGCTGCAGTTCATCATAGTTTTCATTTGCCTTTCTTAAGTTGATCAGTTCGGTGGTGATCTGCGCATATTCCCGCAGGATCGCCTGTGAGACATTCGGAACATTTTTGATCTCGGTGATCTGCTCCTTAATTGCGGCTATTTCGTTGCCCAGCAACACGTAGGTAGTGGCGAGACTTCTCTCTGTTTCTGTGAATTCCTGTGTTAGGATTTTAGTCAACTTCTGGTGAAAACTCTCTATCTCTTCCAATGTGTGAAATTCTTCATTAGGGAAGAAACGCTCCAAATCGGTAAATGTTTTCTTGAAGCTACGTCTTTCGCCAGTCATGTCACGACGCACGGAATTGAGCTGTGTTTGAATCAACGCCCTCTGTCTTCGGTAATTTATAAGAGCTTCATTCAGCTCCGAGAGTCTCTGTGCAGTCATACTATCAAGGTCAAGAAGCCCACGATTATTGTCATCGATCAGAATTCGTTCCTGCTGTTCAAGTTCGGTGATCCTGGCTTCGTTTGCCTCTTTTTCCTTATCATTTTTTGCGGCACGGATATGATTGTATTCCTGCGTAGACTTACGAAATGCTTCTTTTTCATCTTCAGCCACAGCGGCCTGCTTTATCTGTGCCTCGACAGATGAGTATCTGTCAAATAGGCGCATATAACCTTTGATAGCGTCGGCCGTCTTCTCGTCTTTGGAGGAGCGCAAAGGGCGCTCTTCATCCAAAGTGTCTCTTTTATAAACTCGAATAAACCTTGCGATTGCTCCACGCCAAGTTATCCCCTCTGCTGACAAGGCATAATGTTCGCAGAGAAATTCTCCATACTGCTGAAGTGATAGCGGATCTTCATCTGGCAATGCTTGATATTCAGCATCACATTTCACGACATTGTTATAGTCGACCGTATTTCTTGAAAAGTAGTACGTCTGTCCATCAAAGCTGAAGGCAAAACAAATGGTATGTTCCTTGACATTCTCCTGAACATCAACGCATTTTTTGACATAGTCTGAACCACCAAATACAAAGTCCAGAATCATGAGAAAAGTGGATTTTCCGATGGAGTTTGAGCCGTTGTCATCTCCGAGAACAGCGTTAAGTCCGGCATGAAAACGGATCGGTTCTCTGGTTTTGCCGTTGCTGACAAATTTATCGCACCTTACTTCAACCAACATAGTGAAGCCCCTCCCCGTCGATTTCTATTTTATGCATGGCATAGAGACAATCTATAATCTCTACAAACTCGTCGATGCTCTGGATCTTATTCTTCCTCACCTTGGAAAACAGTTCTGATGGTGTCATATTCTTCTTTTCGAGAAATTCAAGAATTACCGGGAATTTTGCGATACTGCTTTCTTTGTATGGCGTCACCTTATTCGGCATTTTCATTTATGAAACACCTCGCAATTCTGTATAAAAAAGGATACAACGATGTTGCAAGCCAAGAGGCTTTCCGTTCCAAGCCCAGCCTTGTTTCGTATCCACTCTGATAGCTGCCTGATTACATCTTGTTGTGACAAACCGGCTTTTTCCAGTTTCATGGAACTAACTTTAATTTCGGACGCTATCATGTCAAAATCAGCATTTGAATTTGAGAAAACCTTCTCTATGTATCGGTAATAAGTTACCACCTGCATCTGTGTCTCATTTTTTAAGATGAAGTTTTCAGCATCAAACTTCTCATCTATGCGCAAAGCCTCATACTCAAGTTCGACAAGTTCCGATGCGTTTTTTATGGTGCCCAGGGCACTGAGTATAGTTCGGATATCATCTTCAAGCTGCACATCGTTTACGGACAGTTTCGCCGCATAATTCTTTGTAAGCTGTGTTTTAATTTCATGTAGTTTGCCGTACTCTTCGGCAGTAGGGCTCAGAAGGTATCGCTCTGCACAATCCTCGTCAAGAGCGATGAGATTGTCCGGTGCATCGAGCTTCAACGGAATGGGATAGACGGCAGCAAATTCTGCTGCTGTCTCTTCTTTTAACCCTGCGGGAAAAACCTGTGTAATCCTATATTTTTTTACTGCTTGCCCCTTTATAGAGTCTACCAACTTTTTGTGGCAAAGCGGACACTCGTAGTTTGCTTCGGCAAGCAAAGGAGCATCCTGATATTCAACAGTATTGCTCTGCTTCTTGTTTGGCCTGTTGAGGACATATAAAAATACTTCTGCAAGAAATGTAGCATCATCACCAGTCTCATGGAATGCCATGAGGCTTTTCTTTTTGCTTTCAGGTATGGTCGTATCTATGCTTATCAGCTTGACCATTTTGTCAATAGTGTCATCCTTCAGATGTGGATTCAGATCCGGCATCACTTCTTTTTTGAAGTACGCAACAGTGGCATCAATAACCGCTTGCTCCATGGATGCTTGTCGGAGTCCATCGGGGACGGGGTCATCCTGACTCACAAGACGGCTAATTTTTTTGGAGCTAAGGTTGCTCGTCCAATACCCGTTATTAGAGACATATTCCTGATCGTTGATAGAACTAAGAAGAAATACGCCCGCCGCCTCCTGCTTATCGTGTGTTTTAAATCCCGGCTGCATGATTCGGATATATGAAGATATATTCAATTCATTCATCTTCTTGTTTCTCCTTTCACATACCACGGAAAAACGCTGGCAAAACAGTGGCAAAGCGGTGGCAAATACTTTTGGGTCGTGATCCGTTAAAATTTGATTGTAGTTCAGAGAGAACTCAGCCAAACCAAGCCAGCATTACATTGATATCTTATTATACCATGTTACCACGCAGAAATCAATGTCCTTAGGCGAATATTTATGCTTTCGCTTAGATTTCTCTCTGAATGCACCGTTAGGCAAAAGCCATTTGATCCGTGGCAATCCAGTGAGTCTGACGAAATACCACGGCCTCCTGCTGGATAGGAGCCGGGCATAGGAGGCAAATGATGTCAAATGTAAGTAATGCTGACTACATAGCAAGTATCGAACAGTCTGTTTCTGTAATAGGCACCAAGCTCGACAGCAGTGTAGTCAGATCCGTGTTTGAAAGATACGGCGCACATGGCATTGAAGATTTAAACCCGAGCGATCTGCCCGAAGTTTTCAGCGATTTATATGCCATTGAAGCTGACCTTGGCTAAGACCAACTGCCCTGAGTAAGACGAAAAACTGCTCACCGCCGGATACTGCATCACCCGATCACTGATGGCTCAACGGTATCCGGTGGCACAGGTAAATAATGTAGCTGCCTTTTGAGCGGGTTTGCTGCAGACCGAAACGGAGGTTTCCGTTTGGACTGCGGTTGATTCTTTACACCCATTTTGCGGCAGCACCAAAAGTCCTCCGTTTCGAGAAATCGAAAATCGGAGGACTTTTTTATGACAAAGAAAGACAAGCAGTACACCATCTACATCCGTTCCACGAAAGAGAGCATCCCCGTCAACAAGGAAGAATTCGATGCCTACTACCATGACATCAATATCTACCGCATCCGTCAGCAGAGGCACGGTCGCTGCGTGTGTCCCGCAAGCAAGCGACTCACCTGCGATATGGACTGTCTGACCTGCCCCTTCCACCGCATGGGCGATATGCGTTCCCTCGATTACACCGAAACAGATGACGAAGGAAACGAAACTGCCTGGGTGGATGAAATCCCGGACGATTCGCCGTTGCTCGAAGACATCGTCATTGAGGCTTCCGAAATGAAAGCTCTGTACGCTCGGCTTACGGAACTGATGCCAGAGGCGGTCAAAATCGGCGAGCTGCGACTTGAGGGCTTAACCGAGGATGCCATCGGCGAACGCATAGGGATCGGCAGAAAGACCTATGCCTACAGATTAAAAAAGGTTACAGCCGTCCTCGAAAAAGAATTCCCGGACATTTTTTGAAAAAAGTTTCCCGGATTTTTTCCGGAATGCCCTCCTCATGTTCATGGGAGAGTGTAAGGAGCAAAACGATACCGCTCCTTCGGGAGGTGAAAACGAATGAAACTGAATATTAAGGGCGTGATCGTGCCCA